AGGCTATTTCCCATAGCGTGACCGCTGACAGCGCGGCTAGTGCCTCGCCCAATGTCCGAGAATCAGCAGGACTCACAGCGTTACTCACTAACCAATTGCAATACTCATCGACCAGGGCAAACGCGATGCAGGTCCCCGCTTTCGTTAATGCCCTGAAAACTTACAGCCATACCATTAGCGCGTTCGGTCTGCGCGAGTATCTATACGATGAACCAATCGCGGCCCGCAGTTTCCTCAACTGCCCATGCTCGGTGCTGCCATATTCCGCAGTCATGCAACGCACTATCACCGACTTACTCATGTATGACCGTGCCTATTGGCGCATTACCGAACGGTCGTGGGACGGCTATCCCTCGACTATCCGCGTTATGCGAGTCGAGGACGTAACCGACACGCCCCCAGGCAATTCAGGCGTAGATGATAATCAATATCCACCAGCGGACCCGTTCTATTACTTGGGCTCAAAAATCCCAACACGCGACGTGATCAAGTTCTATGGTGACGGTAACGGCGGCTGGCTACGCAACGGCGCCACAGCGATAAGCATTGCCAGCGCACTTGAGGCAGCCTCGGTCATGTATTCCGAAACCCCTATTCCCACAGTCGTGCTCAAGAACTCAGGCGCAGACCTACCAGCCGCACAGGTGGACGCACTGCTCGACGCATGGGAAGAGGCCCGCGCTAATCGTGGGACCGCATATCTAAATAACACTATTGACGCGCAGGCGATGGGGTTCAGTGCTCGCGATGTCCAACTAGTTGAGGGCAAGGCGGTCGCGGCCTTGGCTATTGCACGACTCGCCAATCTCGATCCAATTTGGGTCGGTGCAGGCGTACCAGGTTCGAGCCTTACATACTCAAACCGAGTGGACCTATATCGGCAACTGCTCGACACGGCTTTGCGCCCGATCATGCAACTGATCGAGCAGCGCCTATCTATGCCAGACATTACACCGAGGGGGCATAGTGTCCGCTTTGATACGACGGCGTTCCTGCGCGGCAACCCAACAGAGTTGGCCGACCTCATAACGAAGCTAGTCCCACTCGGTGTACTCACTGAGGACGAAGCCCGAGCAGTGCTCGACCTACCAACTCTAGGTGTCTATTCGATGACGATGGGAGTCCCACAATGAAAACAATGACAACAGATAGCCCAATAATTTTTGAGGAGCGCGAAGCAAGCGCTGAGGGCGATATCGTAGGTAAAGGCCACGGCCTCGCAGTGCCTTACGGAACTGAGACAGACCTCGGTGGTGTCCGTGAGTCGTTCGCCCCTGGCACATTCGACCCCGCAACCGTAATCGGCAAGCCGCTCGCGTACCGTCACGGTGAACCCGTCGGAATCATTACGGGCGCAGAGAACCGCGAGGACGGCCTCTATATTGATTTCGATATTGTGGACACCTCATTAGGCCGCGACGCCGCAGTATTGGCCCGAACCAATTCAGTCAAAGGCCTGTCAATCGGGTTTAACCCTGTTAAATCAGCATGGAACCGTGCTAAGGATGCAGTGCAACACAGTGCCGCAACTTTGCTAGAGGTCAGCCTCACCCCATACCCTGCTTATGCCACCGCAGGCGTTAGCAGTATTAGAGAAAATCAAGAAGGAGAAACAATGTCCGAGACCATGGACTCGACCGAGCAGGTCTCGGTCGATCAAGAAGCACGAGAGGCAGTCGCCAACTTGCGCGAAACTGTCCAAGCAATCGAAGCTAAGGCGTTCGCTACTGAGGCAACGCACGAGTTGAGCAAGTACCGTTCATTCGGCGAATACTCTAAAGCAGTGTTCTATGGTGAAGTTGAGAATCGCGCACTGGATGAGCAGACCCTCGCGGATGCTCCAGGGCTCGTGCCTCCAATTTGGATGCGTGAAATCAAGGGAGTCCTAGATCGTGGTCGTCCTTGCATCACTGCACTTGGCGGACCTTCCAGCGCAGCAGGCGCAGGCATGTCAATCGCATGGCCATATTTCGATGGTGACTTGAGTGCAATTGTCGCAGCCCAAGCAGCCGAACTCGACGAAGTAAACTCGGTCGATATTGACATTAAAAAGGGCACAGCGAATCTCGCAACCTACGCAGCAGGCTCACGCCTCTCAATGCAGGTAATCGAGCGCACAGACCCTTCCTACCTTGATGCTCACAACCGCATTATGTTGGGCGCTTTCGGCACCGAAACTGACTACGCGTTCCAGGCCGCACTTTGGGCTAATGACACCGCTGGAGTCGATTACGACTTTAGCGCTGACACCACAGGCGCACTATTCCGCGAGGCAGTATTTGCCGCCGCCGTCGATGTCGAGTCAGCCACAGGCCAGCCAGCCGAGGTCGTATTCGTGTCCTCAGCAGTGTTCAAGAAAATCGGCGGATGGTCCACATTCATGCCCGATGTTTACAGCCCCAACAACGTGTCGGGCACGTTCAACGCACGCACACTCAATATCTCAGTTGCTGGCCTGACAGTGGTCCTCGCTCGCGAGTTCGCCACCGATGACACCGAGTCAGCAATCGTGACTAACCGTGCCGCAATCGGTTGGGCAGAGGACGGCCCACGCCTAGTCACTAACGAAGTTGCAGCGAACCTCGGTCGCGATGTCGCTATTTACGGTTACGCAGCAGCGACACCATTCGTGTCTGCTGGAATCGTCGGAATCTACGACCAGGCATAAGGCGACCAGGTAACCCGATCATGGCTCTATTGACAGGCCAAGAACTGGCCGACGCTCTCGACGTTGATTATGCCTCGCTTGAGGACATGCTCGACCAAGTAGCGGCTACGTCATGCGACCTAATCGGCTACCTAGTCACAGCGGCATCATTCGCGGCTGAACCCGCACCGATGAAAGAGGCAGCAGTTTCAATCGGTTCGGAAATCTTTCAAGCCCGCACAGCCTCCGGCGGGGAAGCGGTGGCCCTGGACTTCACCCCAGGGCCCCGCCTCTCGGTCTGGCTCACACGCAGGGTCATGGCATTACTGGCGCCTTACCTTGACATGAAAGGCGTCGTCGGATGACAGCCCTGAGCACCGAGTCACGGGAACTATTGCTAACCGCCTTCCAAGGCGCTGGCTATAGGGTCTATGACACAGTGCCAGCAGTGCCGAAACCGCCCGCCATAGTTGTGAGCCCAGACAGCCCATGGATCAGGCCGAACCGTATCGGCTCGAATCTGAACTATGAGTGCCGCTGGAAAATCTTAATAGTTATATCACCGAGGCAAAATGCCGCTGCGACTCTCGACACCGAGAACGCAGTGGACACGGTCCTCGGGCTAATCCCCACATCGTTCCAATGTCAAGGCGTGAACGCACCACAACTCCAAGACATAGGAGCGCAAGGCACAATCCTAACAACCGAGATAAATGTCTCGGCTTCAATGAAAGGTTAATCAAATGGCAGTAGTTTCCGTCGCTGGAGCCGCGTTCACAGTTGATCTCGGCGCCACACAATACGAGGACCAAATCACCTCGGGCACAATCGACACCACCCCAACAATCACCAGGACTAAAACCCTCAGCGATGTTGCTTTCGATCAGACAGACCTTAACTCGACGGTGTCGCTGGAGTTCCTGTACGACGAGAACTCGGGAATGTATGACGCAATCCAAACCGCTATTGCGGCAGGGGCCAGCGTCGCAGTCGGTATCGACTCAGCAACAGGCGCATGGACTGGAGCAGCAATGCATATCGAATCGGCTAACACCTCGTTTGCCGCTGACGGTGTTGCAACTTGCTCGGTCTCATTCACTGGCACAGTCACGTTCGCTTAAGGGTAAGGGGGAGCCATCATGTATCCAGAATTGAAAATCGAACGCAAGAACCATGAGCCCATGACGGTGCAGACAGTCTCGGCGGACTTCATGCATTATGACGATCTGAACGGCGATAAGCGGGCCAACGAGCACGCCATGAGACTTTGCATGGCTTACTATTATTGTGAGGGCAAGGACGCGCTGAACTTGAAAGAGGTGAAGGCGTGGGCTAGGGCGAATGATGTCCGAGTGGATATTGTGCGCGAGGATGTGGACCCTACCCAGACGGATCCTATAGCCGACTAATCATCCGACTAGCGATCCGTTTAGGCAGACCAATAGACGAAGTTAAAAAGTACAAACCGCGAGAGATCGCCACTATTTTGGAGGTGTTGGACAGTGAGTAGCGTCTTTAGTTATTCAATGCGAAACCTCGAAAAGATCCAGCGGGACATGAAAAAAATACCCAAAGAGGCCAACGCCGAACTACGCAAAGCCTCCAGGCAGATCGCTAACGAGCACATGGTGCCAGCATGGAAGGCAGCGGCAATCGAATACGCGGGACCATGGGGCGACAAAATCGCTAGCAGTGTCCGCTCAGGATCAGACCGTGTCCCCAAAGTACAGATCGGATATAAGCGCAAAGCGTTTTCGGGTGGGGCAAGTTCAATCGACGTTCGCTATCCATCCGACTCAGGGCAGGCCCGCAACTCGCCCGCTCCATTCGAGCGCACTAAATGGATCGCCAAAGCGAAATCGAAATACCAGCCAGGGGCTAAAAAAGAGTGGGACGGCGCAGTCGATGCGATCGTTACTAAATGGAAGATGATGTAATGGCAGTCGGCAAAACCTTAACGGTATTCCTCAACGCAGATCTGAAAAAGTTTAACGCTGGAATGGCTCAAGCCCAAGGCGGTCTAAAGGGCTTTGCCGCTGGCATGAAAAACCTAGTCGGCCCTGCCGCTATCGGTGCAGGGATAGCGATCGCTGGCCTAGCCACCAAAATGGCCGTGGATGGTGTCCAGGCGGCTATGGCTAACGAGGAGTCGCTAGTCAAACTCACTAACACTTTGGAAAATCTTGGCCTAGCCCACAACACGGAACAAATAGAGGCCTATATCTATCAACTCGAGCGCAGCCTCGGAGTGGCAGATACCGAGTTGCGGCCCGCTTACCAGAAACTCGTGGTCGCTACGGGCAATGTCGAGGATGCCAATAAAGCATTAGGCCTCGCCCTCGATGTCTCAGCCAGTTCAGGCAAAAGCCTAGAGTCAGTCACTGAGGCATTGTCGAAAGCATTCTCTGGTCAAGTTACTGGCCTGTCTCGGCTTAACCTAGGCATAGATGCCGCGACCCTGAAAAGCGGCGACCTCAACGCTATTTTGGATGTGCTTGCTACTAACACGGCGGGCGCAGCAGCAGCCTCAGCCGACACGCTTACGGGACGTATGCAAGTCCTACAGACCGCCGTCGATAACTTGGGTGAAGCGTTCGGGCAGGGTCTCGTTAATTCACTGAAAAAAGGCACCGAGGGTACAGGGCAAGCCGTCCAAGATATGGCGAAACTTGAGGAAGGACTCACCGAAATTGGTGAGTCCACAGGGGACGCGGCCCTAGGGATCGCTGGCTATATCGTCGAGTTAAACAATATCAACACGGCAGTGAACGACGCGGCAAAAGGAAACTCGATATTTGCCACGGCCCTCGATGAAGCTTTAACGATTCTTAACCCGTTCAGCGTTCTCACGGATGCCGCTAGCAGTCTTATGGGCATATTCGCGGATGAAACCGACGCGGCCTCGGACGCTATCGACGACTCGGCAGCCTCAGCCTATAACGCGGTCCCAGGCTGGAACGCACTTTCGACAGCGATCAACACGGCCTCGATGCGGACCGATGAATATCTCCAGCGCAACGGTGTCAAACTTAAGTTAATCCGAGAGGAAAACCTCGGCTACCAGGATGCAGCGGCGCGGCTCAATAATCTTAACAACTGGACCGCGACCGTGGACACTACGACCAAGAAACTCACAGGGTCTCGTGGTGCGGCTAGTGCAGCAACAAAGGAACTGACCAAGGATGAAAAGAAACTAATACAGGCGTATGAGGACGGGGAGACAGCCCT